ACATCTTTTATTGTTGGTCCAACACCAGATAGTGATTACAGTGTAGAGTTACACTACTTTTATAGACCAGCATCTATAACAGCAGGTGCAGATAGTGGTACAACATGGCTTGCAACAAATGCAGTTAATGCACTGTTATACGGTTCTTTATTAGAAAGTTATGTATACATGAAAGGCGAACCAGATGTTATGAATATGTATGAAAAAAGATTTTTAGAGGCTTTAGGTAGATTAAAAAGTTTAGCTGAAGGAGAAAACACAGTTGATAATTACACTGAAGGTGCAGTAAGGATTAATAGAACATAATGTTTACTGTAGATATAAAACCAACTATAGGTGATGTAACTGTGCAAACCACTAACAATAAAGGTTTAAGTCCTGAATACTGGACTGAAAGAATAATAAATAGACTTATTAGTATTAGTGATAATGCAGACCCTATGGTTAAAGCACAGGCAGAAGCATTTAAAGATAATATGACACAAGTTGTTTTATTATATATGAAACAAGCTATAGCTAGTGATAGAGCTACTGTAGCAGGATTATTACAAAAACAAGGTCATAAAGATATGGCTGATATTATAAGGAGACTTTAATGGCAATTTCACAAGCTATGTGTACCTCATTTAAAAAAGAATTATTAGAGGGTGTACACAATTTTAAAAATAGTGGTGGTAGTACTTTTCAACTAGCACTATATACAAGTTCTGCATCTTTAGGTGCAAGTACAACTGCATATACAACTTCTAATGAAGTTAGTGGTACAGGCTATACAGCTAAAGGTGGTGAATTAACAAGAGTTGACCCATCAACTTCAGGCACAACTGCTTTAACAGACTTTGCTGATTTAACATTTAGCACAGCTACTATAACTGCTAATGGAGCATTAATATTTAATGATAGTGCTTCAGGAGACCCAGCAGTTGCTGTTTTAGCTTTTGGCGGAGATAAAACTTCAACAGCAGGTGATTTTACAATTCAATTTCCAACAGCAGATGCTTCTAACGCCATTATAAGAATAGCTTAATAAATGGCTGGTTGGGGTCGAGCCGGTTGGGGTATTGGTCCTTGGGGTCAACCTGCAGCAACTATAGTAGAAGTAACAGGTGTTGCTGGTACTTCTGCACTTGGTAGTGAAACAGTAATAGCTAAAGCTCTAGTTAGTGTAACTGGAGTTGGTGCTACATCTGCATTAGGTAATGAAACTGTTACTGGTACTGCTAATATATCACCAACAGGAAATGTTGGTACATCTGCTTTAGGTGATGAAACAGTTACAGCAGATGCAAATATTTCTGCTACAGGTAACGAAGGTACATCAGCACTAGGTAATGCTATAACGGCAGGTGCTGCTGTTACAGGAGTTTCAGGTACTGCTTCAGTAGGAACTCTTGGTGATGAATCAGTATCAGCAGGAGCTACAGTATCTCCAAATGGAGTATCTGGAACAAGTGGATTAGGAAGTATAAGTTTAATTACTAATAATATACTTTCAATAACAGGATTATCTGGTACAACAAGTTTAGGCACTGTAACTCCAAAAGCAGATGCTAATGTAGATGTAACAGGTGTAAATGCTACAGGAGGAGTACAAGGAGTAAATATTTGGACTTTAGTAGATGATACACAAATACCAAATTATAGTAATATAAATACTACCCAAGACCCAGAATGGACAGAGGTAGCTTAATATAGGAATAAAATATGGCAGCATATACAAATGATTTAAGATTAAAAGAAATAGCAACTGGTGATGAATCAGGTACATGGGGCGACAGCACTAATACTAATTTAGAACTTATTGCTGAAGCTTTTAGCTTTGGCACAGAAGCTATTACTACAAATGCAGATACTCATGCAACAACTATAGCAGATGGAGCAACAGACGAAGGCAGGAGTATTTATTTAAAATATACAGGTACACTTGATAGTGCTTGTACCATTACGCTTGGACCAAATACAGTATCTAAACTTTGGTTTATAGAAAATGCTACATCTGGTTCACAAAATATAATTATTTCACAAGGTAGTGGTGCTAATGTAACCATACCCGCTGGTGAAGTAAAAGCTGTTTATTCTGATGGTGCAGGTTCAGGAGCAGCGATTGTAGATGCTTTTGCTAATTTAAAAGTATCAGATGCAGCACAAACCAATATTACAAGTTTAGGTACACTAACAACACTTACAGTAGATGATATAACTATTAATGGCTCTACTATTTCTGATGCTGGTAATATGGATTTTGATATAGGTGGAGATTTAACAATAGATGTAGATGGTGCAGATATAAAATTTGCTGACGGAGGTACAGAATTCGCTGACCATTTTAAAGATGGAAGTGATTATAAAATACAAACAACTATTTCAGATGGTGATTTTATTATAGTTGGTAATGATGGTGGTTCTGCTGTTAATGCTCTTACTCTTGATATGTCAGATGCAGGTAGTGCTTACTTTAATAATAAGGTTGGAATTGGTACGACTAGTCCTACAGGTAAATTAGAAATAGCAGCTACAGGAACAAATGCAGCACCACAAATAAAATTAGTAGAAGACAGCGATACAAGAGAGTTTAATATTTTTAATGATGGTTCAGGTAATGGTCATTTAGTTTTAGCTGATAGTGATGATGATACACCTGATACAGAAATAGTTTTAAATGACAATGGCATTATTACAATGCTTACTGGTAATTCAGAAAGAATGCGTATTGATAGTTCAGGAAACGTACTGGTTGGAACTACAGATTCATCACTACATGAAGAAGGTTTTAGAATATTACCTGCAGGTTCATCAAGTGCAACAGCAGTTGAGTGTTTTAACGATTCAGGTGGCACAGCTTTGTTTGTTGGTAGAGGCACTAGTGATGGAACTATGATTGATTTGAGAAGGGGAAGTAGTAATGTAGGAAGTATTGGTTCTGAAGGTGGAGATGCATTATTCATACAAAGTGGTTCAAGTAGTGGTGCAGGATTATTATTCCACCCAACAAGCGGTTTTGTAGCACCTGTAAGAAATAGTGTAAAAGCAGATGACACTATTGACTTAGGTAAAAGTAATTCAAGATTCAAAGACATCTACCTTTCAGGTAGTGCTTTTATAGGAGGCACAGGTTCAGCAAATGGACTAGATGACTATGAAGAAGGTACTTGGACTCCAACATTTGTTGGTGCTACTTTAACTCAAGCTGTAGGGACTTACACAAAAATTGGTAATCTAGTTACTGTCTCTTATCGTATAGTGACTACTGGTGGACTTCCTTCAAGTGGTACACCAGTTCAAATTGGTGGATTACCTTTTAATATTTCAAGTGCTACAATTAATTCAGTAGCTAGTGGGTTTGGTGGAGTAGGGTCAGTATATGTTGCTCCTTCTAATGTAACATCTGCTGTTGGAGGTGGAGGAACAATAGTATCTTTTGCATCAGGTGGTGAAGCATTTCTTAGGTATGTTGTTATTGATACAACAACTTTTGGTTATTTACTGATGGGTGAATTAGAGGTAACAGCTAATAATCAAATAACAGCAGTAGGAACACAGACATATCAAGTTTAATAATAACTCAATATACCTAGTGGATTCTAGGTACGGACAAAGGAGAAAATAAAATGGCAATAATAAAAGAATTGATAGAAGATAAAATTGAAGTGGTCGGCGACCATAAAAACGTGCAAGTAAGAACTGCTACAGTTATCAAAGAAGGCACAGACGCAAAAGGTTACGTAGAAATTTCAAGGTCTTTTCATAGAAAAGTTCTTGAATGTGTATCATCTGTAAAAAATGAAGATGACAGTTGGACTCATACTGACACAGATATTTCTGGAGAATCAACAGAAGTTCAAGGTATTTGTAATGTAGTTTGGACAACAGATGTTAAAAATGCAAAAAAAGCATTTAATGAGGCAGCAGGTTAATAATGACAACTACTAAACAAAACCAAGAACCAGTGGTAATGTTAGATGATAAAGAAATGAAAGTTTCTGATTTAACACCACAACAAAAATATTTACATTCGCAGATACTAGATTTAAGAAATCAAGAATCACGAATAAAATTTCAACTAGACCAGATTCAAGCTAGTAAAAGCGTTTTTGAAAAAGCATTTGTTGATTCTGCAAAAGAACAAGCAGATGAAGTTTTAGAAACAGAGACCAAAACTTTAGAAAATTAATGACAACAGTAAAAGAAGCTATGAGTCATATTCAGGGACATGAAAGAGAATGTGCTATACGATATGAGTACATAGAAAAAAGACTTGATGAAGGTTCTGCAAAGTTTAAAAAATTAGAAATGTTAATATGGGGCATTTATCCTTTTATAGTTGGTTCAGTATTTATAGCTAATTTACTTAATTAATATGTACGAGTATGGTTGTAAAATTACAAGAGTAGTAGACGGAGACACAGTTGATGCTGATATTGATTTGGGATTTAATATTAAATTTCAATCTAGGATTCGTTTATACGGAATAGACACTCCTGAAAGTAGAACTAGAAATTTAGACGAAAAAGCTAGAGGTAAATTGGCATCTAAGTTTTTAGAAGATTCTATACAAAAAGCCTCTTCTGTAAAAGTTAAAACCAAACTAGACAAAAAAGGTAAATTTGGTAGAGTTCTTGGTTCTATAATTGCTGATGATGTTGACTTAAATCAAGCCATGATTGATAAGCATTTGGCTGTAAAATATTTTGGTCAATCAAAAAATGATATAGAAGCAGAACATTTAGTAAATAGACAAAAACTAATAGATTCAGGATTATACAAACCAGATGAATGAAGTTGTAGTATTTATTCAAGAAGTAGGATTTCCAATAGCAGCAGCACTTGGTCTAGGTTGGTTTATTTATAAATTAATTATGCGTATTGTTGACGGTATGGAAACAAAACTAGATACCGTAGATGAAAAAGTAGAGGGACAAATATCAGCATTAGAAGAAAGGTTAGGAACAAAACTTGATACACAACATGGCATTTTAGTAGCATTAATAGATAGAGTTCGAAGTTTAGATAATGAAATTATTAGACAAGACACTTTAATTAAAA